CCCAGAATTCTTCGGCAAAGTAATCGTTGGTGATCTTGATCAGATCTAATTTTAATTAGATAAGATAAATTCAACCCCAAGCAGAAATGCTTGGGGTTTTTTGTTATTTATTATTATGATTAAAAGTGGAATATATAAAATAACAAATTTAAAAAACAAAAAAATTTATATAGGATCATCTAAAGATATAGAATTGAGATGGAAAGATCATAAAAAACATTTAAATGGAGGATATCACGTTAATAAAAAATTACAAAATGCTTGGAATTTTTACGGTGAAAAAGAGTTTGAATTTACAGTATTGGAAGAAAATATAAAAATAGATAAATTACTTGATAGAGAACAATTTTATTTAGATAAATTTAAACCTTATCTTAGAGATATTGGATACAATATTGGTTTAAAATCTAGCGGAGGAGACAATTTCACCAATAATCCGAATAAAAACAATATACGTAAAAAAATGGTTATTATTAATAGCACTGGACATATGTTTGGAAGAAAACATAGTAACAAATCCAAGCAAATTCAAAAAAATAAAGCTATTGGGAGATTTACGTTAAAATGGTTTATAGAAAAGTATGGAAAATGTGAAGGTGAACTAAAATACAGAAGTCGTAATAAAAAACTATCTAATCGTAATATAAACTATACACATGATAATAAACTCACTGGTAAAAAAAGAGGACCGATGAGTGAATCGATGAAAAAAAGAATTAGTGAGCAAAAACAAAAATTTTCTTTACGTAAGAATGAGTTTATTGAGGATTTGAAAAGTAATAATTATACAATAGTAGAATTAAGTAAAAAATATGACATATCTACGACATCTGTAAAATTATACAAGCGAAAAATTTATTCAAAGAATTGATGTATATTATTTACTGTAATTTCTGTTACTTCTTCTTTGAAGTTTGTATTTTTTGGATAAGGTAAGATTTTATGTTTTAGTGATCGTCTTAATTTTTTATTTTCAGTTTTATTACTTATAAATTTTATATAACGATGTTTTCCGCTTTCTTTTTTTCTCCAAAAAGTTTTTCCTATACGTTCTTTTAATTTATCTACGTTATGAGTTTTCCATCTAGCAAAAACGCTTCTACTATGTATCCAGTTATAATTTGGTGGTCCATCTAAACTTACACTATAATTTGGTCCATGTCCTACTTCTATGCAACTATCTCCCTGATACCAAAATCCCGTAGCTTGATATATTGTTCCTTTATGACCGGCTTCATTGTCTGCATAACTCAATACACATTTTATATTTGGATATTCTTTATTTAACAATTTAAAACTTTGAGCTATACAATAACTTTCTATATTTTTCCCGTGACCATCTTCTATCCATAGACGAGTTAATTCAAATACGTTATTATTTTGTAATAAAGGGGTGATACTTTTGCTAGCACTTCTTCCTACTGCATTACCATACACTATGACACCTATTAGTTTATAATCATCTTTTAAAAACAAGTTAGAGTTATCATTTGTATATATTCCGTATGATACTGAGCAAGAAGTCCATTTATGAGTATAATGGTATTTTTCAATAAGGTTTCTTGCGATTCTTTTATTGATATCTTTTACTATAATTGATTGGGGGTCACAATATACCATAATACTATTAAAACAATAATATTATAGGTTTATTTAAATGTCGAGTTTATTTACTGCAGTATTCACATTTTTTTGAAGATGAAGTATCTGAAGATTTTTCTGTAGCATATTTTACGCCCATTATAGTTCCTAGAATACTAAAGCTATTTGTTAATAATATTCCTATAATATTAGACCAAGCGTTGCGTATTACATCATTTTCCAAATCTTTTATTACTACGTAAGAGAATAGCAATGTTGTAGTTACTCCTATACCTATTACTATCCAGAGTGAACTTTTTACGATTGCGCCGATTAATTCGTATTGAGTTTTTTTTTGGAGTATATCCAGATCATTTTCAGCTCTAAGTTTTGCTTTTTCCGCATTATTTTTTAATTTTTCTGTTTCTGTTAATGCGGTTTTTAATTCTTCATTAATTTTCTCGTTTTTTTCTTTCCATTTTACTAGTTCTTCGTTTTGTTTTTGAACTGTTTTTGTTACTTCCAGTCGTTTTTTTCTCGATTCTTTATCTTTTTCTATTGCTGCGGAGATATATTCATGAAATTCATTATCGCCGGAAGTATCTATTAATTTTAGTATATTACCTTCTAAGGTTATACTGTTATTTTTATGGATTTCTATTAGAGATTTTTTTGAATCTTCGGATAATTTTATCATGTTTATTTGTAAATTTTGAATTTATTTTTTCTCGTCAAATAACCTTCAAAATCTTTTTTGAACTCTTCCAATCTTGGTTCTATTTCATCTGTTTTTATGATCCAAAATTGAGCTCCGGCTTTCATTGCTCTGGCTTGTTCTTCTGCATCATCGCTTGATGATATTATACCTATTACTACTCCGTCGCCGTATTCAAAATTAATTTTTCTTATTAATTCTATTCCATCGAATGAAGAGCCAATTATATTAAGGTCTACAAATATACAGTCTGGTTTTTTTAAGTTATTCAAGACTAATTCTCTAAAATATTTTTCTGCTTCATCAGCGCTGTTTAAACTTTTCAACGACACTGCTATATCTAATAGGTTACAAGCATCTTCAAATACGAGATGAAATAAATTTTCGTCATCTATAAGCAATATTGAGTCTATCATATTATTATTATTATTTTTGTTCCGATTTCATTTTTTTCACATGTAACTTTAAAACCGTGTTCTTTTAATATTTCCATACATATATTCAATCCAAGTCCGCTTCCGGATTCCTTTTGGTTTTCTTTTCGTTTGTATGGTTTACTTAATTCTTCAAATTCTTCTTTTGTCATTCCTCTGCCGTTATCTTGAATAATAATGTTGTTATTTTCTCTATATAATTTGATAAATTTAGTATCGTTGTCATTGTATTTTAATCCATTGCGAATTAAATTGTCTATTGCGGTACAAAATAGAGAATTATTAACATCTAATCTTCCCAATTCTTCTATAATTACTTGTTGATTATATGAAGTATTTTTCAAAAAATTGGTTATAATTTCTTTTAAGTCGTGGTTTTCTTTTGATAATTTTGAATTTGGTTTAACTAAATTTGTAAATTCATATACTCCTTTATAAACTTTCTGTGTATGTTCCAAACCATCTTTCAACATTTTTAAAGGACTTGATAGTTTATATTTTTCTATAACTTCTCCATTTAGTCTTCTTTGAATGGAACTAATACCTCTGGGTATGTATGTATTTATACCGCTATGCATATCATGTCTAAGTATTTTGGCAGCATGTTCTAGATAAGTGTTCTTTTTTGTTATTTCTTCATTGGCCTTGATTAAATCAGTAACATCTTGTCTTAAAGAAATAAAGCCGGTAAATTTGTCGTTTTTATCAAACATTGCTTGTATCCAACTTTTTACCCAATATAAATCTCCGTTTTTGGATTTATTTGTTACCGTGCTATACCATATTTTTCTTTTCTTTAATGTAACATAATACATCTCCTCCCAGAATTTTTTTGGATGTATTCCGGAATTAACTATTTTGTGGTCTTGATTAAGTATTTCAGAAATGTCATATCCAGAAACTTTACAAAATTTGTCATTTGCATAAGTAATTCTTCCAAATTTATCTGTTTTAGATATTAAAGAAGTTTCTAAAAGTAAAGATTCACTATAATACAACTGAGTCTTCATTTTTTCTGTTTTTTCAGAATCTAAATCATCAGTATCTTCCGAAGAAAATATGTTTAATATCTCTTTAAAATCTTTTTTATTAATCCATTCTGAGTCCATCTGTTATAAATATAAAAAGTTATTTTAAATACACAAAGATAATATTTATTGATATGAATAAACATACATTTTTATTTTTGTTATCTGCATTTATATTAGTAGGTTGTAAAACTCCGAATGTAGATAAAATTAACAAGACCCGTGATTTTATGAGTGATACTCGTAATGAGTTAGCAGACAATACTGATAAAAAGATGGAGCAAATTGCTACACTCGCTACAGGCACAGAATATAGTCTTAGTCAAATTACAAATCCACCAGTTGAAGTCAAAACCGCGATGGATTTTAACACGCGTATTTTAAGTATAACGGGAAATCCAAATATTGATGAAATTAATAAAATGAGACAAATAACTGATTTGTTAAATTCGGAGATTCAGAAGGAAAGAGAAAAAGGTGATAAGGAATTATCAGAAAGAGATAGACAAATTGTTTTATTGCAATTAAGACAAGGTGAAATTGAAAATAAATATGATGTTCAAATAAAAGGACTGGAAAAACAAGCTACAGAAATTGCTAAAAAAGCAGATAAATTACAAGCTACTGTAGATGAAGTTAATAGTTGGTTTGGTTTGGGAGGAGTAATATATGGATTAAAACGATTCTTTACAACTGCATTAACAGGAATAGTTATATTCGGAATTTGTTTCTTAGGATTAAGATTTTTTGCTGCAACAAATCCTATTGCCGGAGCAGCATTTTCTATAATAGAACATTTTGCCGCATTCTTTGTTAAATTAATTAAAGGAATTGCTCCAAAAGCTGTTGAGTTTAGTAATCATGTAGAATTATCAAAATTCACTCCTTATAAAAATACATTGGACAGTATGGTAGACACATTAGAAAGTTTAAAAACTATTCAAAAATCTAGAGGTAACAACATATCTTTAGATGAAGTATTTCAAGAGCTTGATAAGAATTTAAATAATAGTGAGAAAATTCTTGTTAATGAATTGAAAAGTCAAAACAAATATGGTGCTTAAAATTAAATAAAATATTTATATAATATGATTAAACTATCTGATTTATTTGACCGTGAAGGGTTATGTGGAATGAAACTTACAAGTAATGTTTCTATCAGTGAAAACTTAAAATATCATTTGGAAAAAGAAGTATCTTTAAGTGAGAATGTATTTAGAACTTATAGCGATTCTTATTTTGATTTAATAAATGAAGTTCGTTCATTATATTTTGAAAATAAAATTGAATTATGTGATCCTGATGCTGAATTAGTAGAAAGTGATTTAGGTAAAAAAGCTATTTTTGAAGATAGAGAGGTTTATTTGGACGCTCCTATTGAAGAAGAGGAAGATTTAATAATGGAGGCTAAATACAGAGGTAGAAAAGTAAGTTTAAACAAGCCTTTTAGAACACCAGGCGGACCCAAAAAATATGCTGTATATGTTAAAAATAAAAGAGGAAATATTATTAAAGTTACATTTGGAGACCCAGGCTTAAAAGTAAAAGGGTCTAGTGCTGCTAGAAGAAAAAGTTTCGCAGCTAGACACAAGTGTAGTCAAAAGAAAGACAGAACTAAGGCAGGTTATTGGAGTTGTAGAAGTCATCGAATAAAAAGTTTGGGAAATAAAGGTAAAGGAAGATACTGGTAATTATAGATTGATAAAGAAGAATTTGAAAAGATTTATAATCCGATATTAAATTATGATGCCTTACAAAGAAACAAGATTGGGTAACAATCAATATATTCGTGAATTTAAATCGGACGTAAACAATGACGAATTGGAGTGGCATTTAGATAAAGAAGATAGAATTGTTGAAACTATTCAAAATGAAGGATGGATGATTCAAATAGACAATCAATTGCCAATTATATTAAAAGATGAGGTGTATATTCCAAAGGAAACATATCATCGTCTTATAAAAGGTAATAATACATTAATAGTAAAAATAAATAAACTTATAGAAGATTAATATATTTATACAATATGAAATTAATAGACATTTTAACAGAATTAAAATTAGAAGAAATTGGACTGCCTGTAGGTTCAATCATGGATTTAAATCAATTTGTTAGTAGCGAACTCAATGAAGCAGATGAATTTGGATTAGGTGCTAATATTGCTGATTTGCCGCCAGACGAGCTTCAATCTTATTTAAAAAGACAAGCGGGAGAACCTCAAGTTTATAAAACAGGGCCGATGGCTGGACAGCCAAAATTGGGTAAGAAAGGTGAACCACTGTATAAAACTACTCCTGAACCTACTGATAAATATAGATATCCCTATGTTCACCCATCTTATGCCAGAGAAATTCAAATTGTTGACGGAGAAAATCGTAAATATGATTTAAATAAGTTAAAGGACATGATTATTAAACGTCCTTCTAAAATTTTAAAACAAAATGAAAAGATTACTCATAGTGGTGGTGAGTCTACACAGTATTTCAATATAGGATTGCCAGCATTACAAGGATTGGCCTATGACGAAAAAAACAATAAATTTGTAATAGTAAACACATGTCCAGGAGCTGGTGCTTGTAAAGTTTATTGTTATGCTAAAAAAGGAGGTTATGTTCAATGGAAAGATGCTTCAATGTCTCAAACAAGAATGTTAAATTTTCTTGTTAATGACCCAGAAGGATTCAAGAAGATGTTAAGTAGTGAAATATTAGCTGTTGAAAATAAATTTGCTAAGAAGAATGTTAAAGTTGCTATAAGATGGCATGATGCTGGAGATTTCTTTAATCCAGATTATATGAATTTGGCATATAGTATAGCTAGAAAGTTTCCAAATGTTGATTTTTATGCTTATACTAAAGTGGCCGATGTTGCTAAGGGAGATAAGCCCAGTAATTTCAAGATGAATTTTAGTTTTGGTGCTAAACCTGAACAAGAAAGACAAATTGACATTAAAAAAACAAAACATTCAACGGTTGTTCCAAAACAGTTATTTGATGATTTGATAACAAAAGATGACGAAGGAAATCCAATAAGAAATGAAAAGGGACAAATTCAGTTTACTCCTGAAAATGAGACTGAATTAAAAAGAAAACTTTCTGTAAAATATGGATTCCCCGCTGAAAATGTTATTACTTATGACGAATTAGTTAAAATTCCAGCTGGAACTGAGCCAAAATACAATGTTATTGTTCGTCCAGGAGACGGAGATGATTCAGCTAATCGCGCAGATGTAATAGGAACTTGGTTGTTAATACACTAATTTATTAAAATCTATAGTAATCTCATTTACTTTAGATATTTATAATTAATGAGTAATAATCTGGATCAAGATCGCGTACGATGGCCTGGAAGCGGAAGTATTGTAGATTCAAATAGTGTTCCATTTGGATATTATTTGAGTGAAACATGTTCCGCTGATGAAACTACATTTGAAAATGATTGTAGTAGCAGTGCTATGTGGGCCGCGAAAAGACTTGGTTATCCAATTGTTGACATCGAAATGATTGATGCTAACTTTTATGCTTGTTTTGAAGAATCAGTAATGGAGTATAACAGAGTACTCAATGAATTTAATATAGTAAATAATTTAACAAATCTTCAAGGTTTACCATCTGATACATATAAAAATGTACAAGGTATGGTAGTTAAAGGAACAGGACTACCATATGTTATACAACTAAGTAAACAATATGGAGCTGAAGCATTAGTTGGAGGAGAAGTTGAAGTAAAAAGAAACTATATTACTTTAACCGGAAGTGCAATGGTTACATCTAATAATCAAGTATACGATCTAAATAAACTACTTGGAGAAAATGTTGAACAATTATCAGGTTCCAGAATAGAAGTTAAAAGAATATTTCACTATAGATCTGCTGCTATTGCTAGAATTTACGATCCATTTAGTATGACAGGAATGAGTTATAGTAATGTACTTCAAGAATTAGGATTTAGTGCATATAGTCCAGCAACTCAATTTTTAATGACTCCAATTTTTGAAGATTTAGAAAGAGTTCAAGCCATTGAATTTAACGATATGGTTAGAAAATCAGCATATAGTTTTGAAATATTAGGAAATAACAAGTTAAGAATTTTTCCAATACCAACGGAAACATTGAAACTTTATATAGAATATATTGTTGAAAGCGATAGAGATATTACTAATTTTTATAGTGGATCAAATTACGAGTATATAAGTGATCCCAGCGATATGCCTTATGAGGAAGTTACATATTGTAAGGTTAATCAAGCTGGAAAACAATGGATTAAAAAGTATTTCTTGGCGCTTTGTAAAGAGACATTAGGTAGAATTTTACAAAAATATACAACAGTTCCAATTCCAGGCGGAGAAGTAACGATGGATGGAGCTGAATTAAGAAGTGAAGCTAAAGATGAGATGCCCACTCTTATTGAAAAGTTAAGAGAAATGTTTGAGAAATCGTTAAGAGTCAATCAATTAGAAAACAAAGAAAAAGAAAGTGATATGACTCAAAAAATGTTAAATAGAGTACCAATAAAACTTTACATAGGATAATAAATGGCAGCACCAAAAACATCTCAATGGCCCAAAAATAATCCTACATTTAAGGAATATTGGACCGATGGAAGAAAAGACACGGGTGTTTATAGTCCCAATTATCTTCCTGGTAGATTTTTTTCTAGAAGAGATATGAATTTACTTGGTTCTGTTAATGCAGAACTTATGGCAGATATTATTGAAACCGTTGTTCAAGTATTTAAGATTGCTACATATGAGACAATGGTTAATATTTACGGAGAAAGTAGTAGTGAAAAAGGTAAAATTTTCTATCCAGCTATTGATTTGACCGCTTTAATTGAAAAAGGAGACATTAATGCTCAAAATCAGGGATATGGTCCAGATAGAAATCAAGATATTGCCTATAGATTTAGGGAAAGAGATTGCATTGTAACCAATTATTTTCCAGAAATTGGAGATTTAGTTTTATTCAATGAAAGATATTATGAAATTGACAATGTAGTTCAAGAACAATTTTTAGGAGGACATCCGGATAAATCTTGGAGTTTAATTGTTAATACTCATTACACAAGATTGAGTAAAATTAACTTAACCGAAAGACAAACATAATGGCTTGGGGTCCAAATAATATAAGTAATCCAGATAATGCTCCGAATCCGATTAATAATTCAAACCAGTCGGAAGTAAAGCAAAATTATAATCGTGCACATGCGGTTAGAAGAGATACAGATAAAGAAAAAAATTTCACTGTAACTTTATTAGACATTGATACCGCGATTATTGATATGCTTGGTAAAACTTTAAATTTACAAGTTCTTGATAATGGAGAATTGGTAAAAGTTCCAGTAATTTATGGAAATCCGGAAAGATGGTTTGCAGTAAAAAAATATGGTCATATACGAGATAATCAAGGTAAAATATTGTTACCTGCAATGATGATTCGTAGAAAGAACGTGGAAAACAATAAAGATTTAGCTACATTTAATCGTTATCTTCATTATCAGACTGTAATGAATTATAGTGAAAAGAATAAGTATGATAGATTTGATTTATTGACCGGTGGAATTTTTAAAAGTAAACCAACTAGGCAAATTTATAGTGTAACTTTACCAAATCATGTTAATATATCATATGAATGTATTATTTGGACAGATTATGTTGACCAAAACAACAAATTACTGGAACAAATTAACTTCGCTTCTAAAGATTATTGGGGTGATAGAGAAAGATTGAAATTCAGAGCTAGAATTGACAGTTATTCAACTGAGCAAGAATTAAATGACGGAGAAGATAGAAATGTAAAAACTACATTTGACTTAAATGTTAATGCATACCTATTAAATGAATCAATTGTAGAAAGTATGAGTGGAATTAAAAATACTACGCAAAAATTATTCACAGTTCGTAAGATAAAAGTAGATACAGAATCAGTTGCAACTATAAATAATGGAAATATAACTTATCAAGACACTACAAAATTAAAAGATAAGAATACAGATTACAATAGATTAGACGTTGGTATGGAATTAAAACCGGACGATAAAACAAATGATTCCGGATATAACAAAATTCCAGATATTAAAACCACAACATCTATATTTCACCCTCCTCCTAAATCTGATACAGATTACGGTGAAAATGGATGGTTAGCATATGATAGTAATTATATTTACTTATATTTTAACGGATGGAAAAAAAGAGCTATAGAAACGTTTGATTACGATCCTACAGCACGTCAATATATAACTGGATATGATTGTAATGGAGAT